TCCTGATACAGTTCTCTTCTCACGATTTACTTTTGTAAATGGGACTGCAAGATGGAGGTTATTTCCATTTGAAGACCAGTTAGATTTTTCAATGTTCATATGCTTAATTTTATCTATTTGTAGATAAAAAGGCAAATAGTGGTTGAGTAGATTTATTCAACCGTTCTTCCGTCGCCTTGAGCATTTCTGCCTTCCCCTGAAATATCTGGAGAATTAGCTTGTCTTTCTTGCTCTCGTCGACGAGTATTATTTGCTTGGCTTCTGATTTCAGCCTGTTGCTGTGGCTTTAATTCAACCATATCATCTCCGCCGTCTAAAGGTATCATCCCTCTTCTAATTCTAACTTCATTAGGAGTAATTACCTGCATTCTTAAATATCTCTCATCAATCTTAGACTGAGTATCCTCGTCTGTAAGAGTTAATTCATTAAATTTAAGAGAAAGGGCGTCTGTCTTTTCTTCAATAATTTTATTTAATTTCTTCTCTAATGTCATTTGTGATGGACGGCAAACCTGCTCTTTAAATGTTTTATCAGCATCTCTTGCTACCGCTAAATTGACTCCTTCTGGGGTTCCAATTTTATTAATTGGTACACGGTGAGCCAATAGAATTTCATCTCTATTTGCTTTACGATATACATTAAATGATGACTCTTGGGCACCCGCCTCAATTGGCTCCATTTTAAATTCAACCTTTGAGTCTGGTGAATCTGCTGGAAGGGGGATATAAAGGGATCTGTGATTCTTTCCTCTAAGCCCTACCTGGAAAAATTCAAGCAGCTTGCGCTCTGATTCTGGAGAAAGCTTTGCGCCCTTTACTGTAATAATATATCTTGGGACAGCCTTATTTTCAAAATAGTCTAGGTTATATTTACCAGCAAATTCATTTCCAGCCAACGCATTTTGTGCGGCAACAATATCTGGAATACCGTAGTAGTTATTTGTTGGTGTGTATTTTTTTATATGAATAACTTCATTTGGACGATCTTCTTGTCCAGCAATTGGATTTTCTGTTTCCATGTCTCCAAAGTTACGGAAGAAAACAGCCTTGCCATAAAGCAATTGGATAAATCCATCACGCAATCTACGCACACGCATTGTCTTTGCTGGTATGTGACCAATGTAACCAATATTACCTGCAGTTGTTCGGCTTATTTCAATGTAGCCATTTCCAGTTGCTTCGTAATCTGTGTATGCCTTGATAAGAGTTTGTGTAAATGTATCTTCATCATTTGTTGAATCAATCCATAGCTGTAAATCTTGCTTTAGCTTATTAAGTTTTCTACGTGCCCGCTCTAATTGTTTTGGATCTTCAATTGAATCAAATGCGTCGTTTGTCTTTTTTGTTTCTGTAAAGTCGTAACCGAGTCCAACAATGTTTGCAACCTTTGCATTAATTGCTGCATAGTTGTAAGTTGAAATTTCATAAATTCGTGATAAATATTCTAGGTTATATGGTGGTTCAATAAGATCAAATAGTGCATAACCTGTTACTGCCTGCGCTAATAAATTCTGTTGTGTTCCAGTTTCTTCTCTACCAGTAAATGCTTTAGATAATTCTCTTCCCATTTTACGACGAAAAGCTGGGCTTAGTCCAGAGACTTTCTTTAGAGAATCTTCCTGCATCGTAAACGGATCAGATGGATCCATGTCTAAATCTTTCTTTAATCTAAAAAGATCAGATGCAGAAGAAATTTCAATTCTGTCTGTTGATTCTGAATCACTGTCTTGTACAAATTCCATAGCGGTCTCCTTATTTTGGAAGAATTAACTTCTTCATTTCGTCTTTATGGTTTCCAACATCTAAAGGATCTGGAATTAGTCCCCACTCAAGTCTTTTTTGTTGATACTCAAATTCTTCGTCATCAATTTTTCTACGACCTGAAAGAAATTTTGGTTGCCCCTCATATATTCCATAGGAGCTAACTTCATTTACAAGGGCTTCAATTTTGGTTTTATTGCCTTTCATTGATGTAACTGAAAGGAAATTTCCCTCATCATCGCCGACCCATCTACCGTCTGGCATTTCCCATACATATATGCCAAGCCTAGTCTCTTCGTCTAGAACCTGAGTATTAATCTTATTGATGTCCATAGAGCTTTATTTTACCACTCTTTGCTGTTTAAGTCCAGCTTTTTGTCACACAAGATGACAAAATTATATACTTTGGATCACAACCCAGTCATTATTATAGACTTCTACGCCATCTTCTGTCAAGGTGAGTGACGAATCGTCTGTTACCTCAATTGACCTTGATGTATATAAACTATAATGTTGAGCAGCCTTTGTTACATCAAATGCGCTTTCATATATAGCGACATTTTGATAAAGAGATGCGGTGGCCCCATACGAAGAATAATTAAATTTAATATCAGAAGAAATTGCGGCTGTATAAACAATTACAACATGGTGCAGCTGTCCTGCTGTAAATACATTTGATATGGCTGTCTGAGATGTTTTATCAACTCCGTTTACATATATTGCTGAAATGTTTGTTTTTTCTACCGTCCCAGTATTACGCCATGAATAGTTAGAGGCCGCAAAGCCTCCTGTGGAGGCAGATGAAACTAGACCTGAGTCAGTAAACGCTGTAGGGGTATAAAAGAACTCTACGGTCCTTACAGAGGCTCCTGTGGCTATTGTAAAGCCAGCGCTAGACGAGCACCTAAGTCCGTTTCTATAATCTCTAGATAATATATCATAATTGGCGGGGCCAAGATGAAATTCATTTTCTGCATAAACAACTTTCTCCCCAAAGTTTTCAGAAGAAACTGTCTTAGATTTATAGAATGAAAAATTAATGTATTTTAGTTTTGGTACATGTTTGCTAATATTTGAACTGGCTAAAGTAAATTTAATATATAGGGTTCCAGCTGAACTAAAACTTGATTGTGAATAATTTGGAATTGCCTGCCCATTTACACATGCTGTGTATGTAACTCCATCAAGGCTGGTTTCTACAGATATTCCATTATCTCCATTCCATTCCACCTTTGATGTTGTTAATCCAATTTGTCCTGGAATCATAATATAGTCTGTAAATTCTACAGATTTTGATCCGCCTGCTATATCTTTAATTAAAGAGATAGATTCATCATCCTTATTGTAGAAAATATCAGATGTTACAAAATTACTCCATGACTTACTAAATGGGTAAGAATATGAGAATTGTGATTTTAGATTCTCATCGCTTAATGGGAAAAATATACCATCATCTGGATATGCAATTTGAATTCCCTTTGGCGATCTTGAATCAATAAAATGGGATAAAACCTTTTTGCCATCTAGAGCATATCTATATACTGCAGGGGCATCTATTACAAGTGAGTCTGATGAGCTTGTTGTTGGTCCCGCCGCCAATGTTAGTCCAGTATGTGTAATACCTAAATCGGCGGGAACCACTGAAGTTGATGAAACCAAATATCCATCATGATATAAATTCAAAGTGGATCCAGTATATGTTCCAACAATATGATGAGACTTAGAAACATATGGAAGGGTATATCTTGCTTCTTTGTTTCCAAACTGAATTAAGACATCTCCATTTTCATAGAATAAACCTACATTGTTTGTAGAGTCACCAAATATTTTTGTCTCTGCATTTGTTGATATTTTAGGATAGAACCAAATCTCAAATGAGAAGTCATTGTCTAGCGAATACTCATCTGCTAATCCGCCGCTGGCGGTAGTTCCAGTATAATCTTTAGTTATTGGAAATGTAATATACTTTGTATTTGTAATCAAAGAACCAATTGATCCGCCAGGAATTAAAGGTAAAAGACCTGTTGTAATGCCACCAGAATATGTTCCATTATTTCCACATCCTGATGTATCAGCAGCGGTAGTTCCAGAACTTTCATCCAATGGCCAAAAACCAATTGGATAGTCCTTGACTACCTTTAGCTGATATGACATATTTTATTCCGCAGCTTCTGCTTCTAGTTGTAATTTGAAAGCTTCATATGCAGGGTTTCCATCAACAGCGGGAAACGAAGTAAACTCATCATTTCCACGATCTATAATAATATGATCTGTTGTAGTCTCATCCATATTTGTAGTTGTTACTGTTTGATAATTTAGCATTTTATTCTCCTTTTTATAGTTCTGCACTAATTCCTAAATACCCTGCAGTATTATTATTATTTCCCAAAAAGTATGGTCTATTAACAGTCAGTCCGCTTGATGAAACAAATAACCCTCCGCCTGCAGGACTCATTTGATCAGATGAGGTAATTGATGAAATTGCAAAAGTTCCTTGTCCTGGTGAGCTAACAACTAAATTACCATAATCATTTAATTGAGGAGTAGATCTCATTGTAACTGGAACGGGGAATAAAAAATCACAACCTGCAGTTGTTCTAGCAAAACCTACTGCATATAGTGAATAGGGCTGTCCTCCAGTAACCCTATAATAATATCTTTGGCAGGCAGCAAGTTCGCCCTGAATAGTTCCTGTTGCTGTAGTAAATGGGGTAGCAATTGATCCTGCTTCAATTTGTACGCCCCAGATATCGATAGTTCTTGCGCCAGCAGACTCAATTAAAATTGGTTGAACCATAAAATAACTACTAGTACCAATAGTTTTACCTGAAATTGAAGCAACAGTAATAGTTGATGAGTAGCGTGCCCAAGATGTAGTTATATCATGTGTTGTCCCGTTTTGACCAGTTTGCGTTGAACCACCACTTCCATAGTTCTGAAGTATACTAGGAGTGTTTGAAACGGTAGCATCTGCCTTAGCCCAGTACGAAAAAGTAATTGTCTGACCTGCAAAAAGTCGTACATCTTCTAGTTTTGATTGTAATGCACCGTATGATCCGTCTGCGCTGTAAGTTTGACGTAGGAAAAAAGCGCTTTCATAGCCTGCAACTGGTGCTGTTCCTGGTGTAAAAGTCTGTTGGGAAACTGCAAGAGTTTTATTTGTCTGTGTTTGCCATCTGTCAGCAGTATAGACATTGCCAGCAAAACTTGTACCTCGTTGCCAGATATTAAAGTTACCGTTCATTATTTTATTTTTACCAGCAACAACTTGTGCAGCATATGGCTGCCACGCTAATCCTGTTGAAGTTGTAGAATCTGCAACTAATACTGTTCCGTCCGACCCTTTAGATAAAATGGCGGGGGTATCAGAAGCACTAGCAACTACAATATCTCCTTTAGCATCTACTAATGTATTAGGAATATAAGCATGAGTATGTGCTCCTACTCCAATTGGCACCCAAGTATCTGTTTCTGTATCATATACATAACCTGGTCTTGGTGTATTTCCTAATGTTGGCATTTATGTCTCCCTTATAATTCCGCTGAAAAGCCTAGATATGCTGGTGCTGATGCTTGACCAAGAATATAAACATTATTTTGAGTTAGGCCAGTTGTGTTTGCTGTAAGCATAACAAAATCTGGACTAGCATTATTAATACTGACGCTTGAAACTGCTACTGGATTTCCACCATTCCACCATGCTAAACTAGAATAATCTACAGAAAATGGCTTAACCCTCATTGTATTATTTAGCTTTATCATAGGATAAAATTGTGTTGTTGATCCAGAGCCTGCGTGTCCTATTCCCATCCAAACATTTATTGTGTCAAATGAAAATCTTTGATAATATCTCTGACACGCTGCAAGTTCTCCAGCAATTGTTCCCTGTGCACGAGAAAATGGAGTTGCCTGATTTCCAATTTCTAATTTAATTCCAGTTAATAAAGTTGTAGATGTTTCAGTTCCATTTCGATAAATTCTAAGGTCATAACCTCTAGTTGCTAAAGCGTTTACTGTAAAAGTTGCAGAATATCTAGTCCAAGCGCCAGCTGGGGTTGCAATAAAATTTCCTTGAATATCTGTAACGTTTGATCCACTCCAATCATCTGTCGCTGTAGGATAAATCCCTACATACGATAAAGGGCTTGAACCAGCAGTAGACTTTGCGTAAACACTATAAGTAACAGTTTGTCCCGCAAATCTTGCTGATTGCAAAGATTCTAACCTAGTGTATATTTGAGTATTTAATCCCGTTCCTCCCATAGAATAAGAATAACTAAAGCCTAAATTGCTAGGAACATCTGTTGAGCGTGAAGCAGTTAATGTTCCACTATTTGCAGCTAAAGTCCACCTGTCAGCAGTAAATTGTCCACCAGTAAATGATGTGCCACGCTGCCAAACGTCCATTCCGCCATTAATTATATAATTCTGTCCAGTTATTCCGCCTGAGTTAATAGAAGGGGTATTTAAATTTCCTGTCATTGTTCCGCCAGTTAATGGAACAAAATCTTGTCCTGCCAAAGTTCCATCTGTGTCAAGCCATATCTGCCCATCTACCGCCGTTGATGGCATAGATGCTTGGGCAGAATGGACAGCATTATAAGGAAGTGCAACAGATACATCCTGCCATGCGCTTCCATCCCATACTCTTATCTTTTTAGCCATTGTTTTCCTCCACCCACTTTAAATATTCCTGATAGTCACTATTAGACTCATCTATTGGAATCCAAGATACTGTGCCGTTTTCATTAAACCTATCAACATGTTCTAGAGTCATAGTTAATAAATCTTTATTTACATATTCATAATTAATTGTCATTTTAGAACTCCGCACTAAATGTTAAGTAGTATGCCGTATTGCTATGGAAATAATAGGCACCAGTTGTTGAAGATGTGGCTCTAAGTGTAAACCCTCGTTGCTGTGTTGCTTGCAAAGTAGGTTGGCCAATACCGCTTATAGCCCAAGAACCGACAACTGTTCCAGTTGGTGTTGTTCTCATTGGCACAGCATATATCCAACTTTTATATGTAACATTTCCAGTAGCCATATATCCACCATCCATTATTTCGTAGATAGTGTCTCCAGCAATTTGATAATACCTTTGGCATGCAGCAAGTTCGCCCTGAAGGGTTCCGCCAGCACGACTGAACGGTGTTGCTACTGAGCCTACTTCTAGTTGAACGGCAGAAATTTCTAACCAATCATCTGCTCCAGCAGTTCCAGTTGGTTCCCAAGTAAGGTTAACCATTACACTAGATACTCCGCTAGATGGGATTGTTCCAGTTAGGCTATAAGTAGCAAAGGAAGTTGTTGGAGAAAAAGTACCAGTAAAAGCAGTTGATGTTAATTGGTTAATAGCGTTTCCATCAGTGTTATTATTATACTGAACTTTAGCATTCATAGTGCCAGATGTAGGAGAAAAATTTGCTCCCTTTTTGACTCTAAAACTTAAAGTCATTGTCTTTCCAACTAATAATTTTGAGGTTGAAGTTTCTATATTTTGAATAATCTGATAATTTGTTGCTGTTGTTGAACCAGAGACCCTTTGTATTCTGTAAGAGTATTGACTTACACCTGGATCTCCATCTGCAATTCTTTGATATCTAGTGCTAACAGCGACACCATTCCAAGTCTGCCATCTATCTGCTGCTGCATAAAATGTTCCAGAAACAGCAGAAGAAGTTACATCAGTTGTTCTTTGCCAAAAATCAAATAGTCCATTAATTAAAAAGTTCTTTCCAGCCACATTTGCAGGAATTTGAGCGGATACAGCAGAAACCTCAGTATCAGTAGCCATGCTTGATGATGCTGTTAGTATGCTTGCCAAATCTCTAATTCTAGTCATTAGTTAGCCTCCAAAGTTTCTACTCGTGCTTTTAGTTCTTTTACCGCCGCCACTAGTAATGGAATAATATTTGATTCTGCAATTCCAAGAAATTCTTCTGCTGGAGCAACTTCATTTCCATCTTCATCTAGTATAGCATCTGATGTATTTGTTTTAATGATGTTGTCTACCCAATCATATTGAGATAGTGATTCTTTAACTTCTTGTGCAATAAATCCTACTGTTTTCCCCTCCACAAAGTTATGAACTGGATGATCTTTCCATGTAAATGAAACTGGTCGGAGGGAATCAACAATATCTAATCCACCTGTTATCGTATTTACATTCTCTTTATATCTTCCATCTGATGTAGCAATTGAAGAAGATGTTGCAAAAATTTGTGAGTTAACTTGAAGTTTATATGATCCTTGTGAAGCAGTATATCCAACAAGGACATGGTTTGTAGATCCAGTAATTGCAAATACTGGTGTGCTTGATGCGTTCTCAGAAATTCCAAAGTAAGAACCGCCACCATGGCCTCCATAAAAGTTCCACTTATTTCCTGAAAATCCTTCAAAAACCATTAATTTATTATTATTATTAGCCGTATTATAAAGAACTGGAGCAGAAGCATCTACATATTGAAGAGAAAGAGTGCCGTCTGAGGCAATACGCATTCTTTCAGATGGAGAATTGCTTGCGCCTGTTCTTAAAATAAGGGCGCCGTAAGATGATGTTAACCATGAGGACCCATCGCTTCTGGCAGAAATTCCCAAAACTGAAGTTTCAACTCCGCCTGGACTATAAGATGTTACAACATCAGATGCCCATGAAGCATTTGTATTATCAAAATGTGCTGTAGTTG